GACCGTTGTAGGTTTTCTCCCCGGTCCATCCGTCGCGAAGCTCGCGCATGTCCTCGGTGAGAACACCCATTTCCGGGCCGTGGTTCATGTCGAGTTCCCGCCCTAGAACCCGAGGGCCGAAGGCGCGGGCGATAATGTTGGCCTTTCCCTCATGCAGCATCAGCGGCGTATTGAAGAGACGCGCTGCAATTTCCGGCATAGCGTACTGAATCATTGGTCCTCTTCCTCGCCTTTGCCGGTATTGGTCGGTTCGTTTGAAAAGCGCGATACAACGCCGGCACTTGCGGTTTCACCGGCAGTCACGCCATGCTTGGCTGCAAAGCGGAGTTCGCGTCCGCGCTGGATGATGTCTTCCTTCCAGTCGCGGCCCTGTTCGGCAGATTCGGATTCCTGCGTTGTGAGACCGGTCGCCAGGCGGATAGCCGCCGCCTTGGCTTCCTTCTCCGGATCAACCCAACCGCGTCCGCCGCCGATCCACGCAGCACGCACCCAGCCAGCCGGATTGGCTTCGAAGGAAACAGCACGCGCCGGCAGGCGAATACGGCCCTGATCGAATACCTCTTCCAGCCACGCCCAATAGATGGGCTGCATAAAGGAATGCGCGAAACCTGTTTTCGTTGAAGTCAGGCCCCGCCAGATTTCCAGCAATGCAGCACGAGCGCTCGAATAATTGACCTTCGACCAGTCCATGGTCAGCTGTTCATAGGTGAGCCCAATCGTGGATGCGATGTTGCGAAGCGCAGCGTTCACAAACACTTCAAACGACGCGTTCGGATGTTCGGATTTGGTGAACTCGACCTCTTCCCCCGGGTTGAGGAAATTGACCTGCGCTCCACGTAGCCTGATCGGGTCCGCCTTGTAAGCTGCCTGCTGCGCCGCTGCCATTGCATTGATCGACTTGCCAAAATCGGCTGCACCAAGCGAACTGGCGAGATCGTCCATATCAAGGGGCGTTTTGATGAATGCCGCCATAACTGCGTTGAGAGCCGCAGCCTGCAATTCGTAATCATCATAGTCCGAAATCTGTTTCAGCTTCTGAAGCACAGGGGCCCAGCGCGATACACCGCGCGTCATACCTGCGCGGGTTGCCTCGAATGCATGAACAGCGAGAGGGCGGCCATATTCTTCATTGCGCTCGATCCGTTCCCAGACAAACATTTCCCGCATACGGCTATAGACGTCGCCGGGATGGGTCTTGCGAACATGGTAGGCAACAGGCGAGTTGAAATCCGGGTCGATTTCAACACCGTCACGAAGCGTCTCGCTGTCCATCTTTCCGTTCGGATTCGAAATGCGCGCAGGGTCGATGACGTGAACGCAGGTGCCATAACCATTGCCGCCTGGACGATAGGGAAGAACCGCGAAGGCCTCACCGTCTGTGAAGCGATGGCGTGCCGCGAGGCCAAGAATCCCGGCCACCGACTTGGTGCGCTCGGCGTCAAACCAGTTCATCGGGTCGGTGGCAACATCCGACCAGAGCGCCTCGATCTGGTCGCCGATTTCGTCTGCTTCGTCCTCGGTAAGATTCAGCGTCCGGGCATTCGGTTTCGAGGACAGGCGCCATCCGGAACCGACAATATTGTCGACGAGACGCGTAACACCAGCAGATGCCCAGCCATTGTTGCGTACCGCATCGTTGATACGGTCGACGGCAGCGTCACGGGAAAAACCGAGTGCGGATTGACCAGACCACGTGCCCGGCTGCCAAGCGGACATGGAAGCATGATCGTTGCCAGCCGCGCTATAGGCAGCGCTCATGGCGTAACGCCGGCGAGCAGCAGCCCGGAGCGAGTCCGGCAACGGAGTGCCGTAGCCATCAAGAAGCACGTGCCTGCTCATCCGAACACCACGCGGCGCGCACGGGTGCGTGAAGGCGCAATACCGAGCTTCGCTTCCAGTTCACGGATATAGGCCCGAAGGCGCCCCTCGTCGGCAGTCGTGTAGGTCACACTCTCGCCCTGATAGCTAAGCTGGACCGTGGCCGCACCGGTCAGAAGACGGTGCAGAGCAGCGCGGGCTTCGGAAAGCTGCTTTTCGATAAGCGCTCTGTCCGTCATGTTCTGGTCTCCTGTTAGCCGCGCCGTGCTGCGCGAGCCCGGGCGCGGGCAATCGCCGCTGCAACGAGCGGGTTTGCTTCTTCGTTGTCGGGTTTGGCAGGCGTTCGTGTTGACGGGCGCATTGCCTGCAACATCAAGTCTTCCAGATCGAGTTGCGGTGGCGGTGGCTCGCTGGCCAGTCGCTCCGCAAGCGCGTCCCATTCTTCCTCAGTCCAGTAATTGATACCGAGGCGAAGCGCTGCAGCCTGACCCTGATTGATCATGTCGAGCGCTTCGTTCCGCATGCCGGACGGAAGCTCCCATTCATAGTAGGGATGGCCTGCGCGGTTCTTGCGCTGCACCCGTCGTTCCGACGTGGCCTGCTGGAAGAAGTCATCGCCCAGCCCCTTGGCGAACTCGAAATATCCGGTCTGTTCGGGATCTTCCTTCGTATAGGAGCGATAGAGCCCGGCCTTCATCACCGACGCGTTGAAGTTGAAAAAGCGCCGCTGATATTTGAGTGGCTTGCCGCGCTTGTCCTTTTCCTTCTTCACCTGCGCCAGCATCGGCGCTGCCTCGCGATTGTCACCACGAACCATGATGACGTCGGTGATCGGATGCTTGCGCGCCCATTCCCAGACGTCCTCGGTATAGGCGTTACCGTCGATAGCGGTCAGGTCGGCCCGCCGCTTGTTGCCCCAGAAGTCTGTCCACTCGCGGTGGATCAGTTTTGAGAGCGCATATTGCACCTGTGGTTCGGAGATATGGCCAGAATGGGGGACGTAGCCCGGCAGGCTTCGGCCCGCACTGTCATCGAAAACACCGCGATCAATCACCACACGATAGCGGTTCTTGCCGTGGCCAAGCAGCAGCCATTCCACGCGGTCGCCCTGCACGTCGATGCCGATGGTCAGCACAAGCGCGCGGGGCGGGATGATGCCGCGAATAACACTGCCTTGCTCGGCACGATCGCGCAGAATTTCCCAGCCGATGGCCTCGCCGTCAGTCTCAAACGGCAGGCCAAGCCAGTCGTTGAAAAAGACCTGCTCGGCACCCGTCTTCTTGCCCTTGTCGTCAGGTCCACCACGCTGGACGTTGAGGAACGCCCGTGCCAGTGCTTCCCAGCTTTCAAGTGGCGAGTAAGCGACCCAGATATGGAATGACCGGTGATACCGGGCACGATCCGGATATTTTGCCACCCATCGGGCACCGTTCGCCGGATCGACCATCCACGCGCGATGATGCTCGCGAATCTCGCCACCGCACTTCGGGCAGAAGAACGCGGCGCGTTCCGGATGCTGGGGATCGATATGATCCCGCATGTTCTCCCACTCCAGCGCGTGGAGATGGTGACAGTGTGGACAAGGAACGTGGTATCGTTCCTGCGTGCCCTGTTCAAAGTTCGTCGAGATGCGACAGCCCGGTGCAATGAGCGGCGTCGAAATCTTGAGAATCTTTGCAGCGATGAAAGCCTTTGACCGGCTTTCCGCCTGGCTTTCCGGGTCGCCTGCGTCGTTGTTCTGCCACTTCGACAGATCGTCCTGCACCTGCTTGCGCGGCGAGATCATCGACAGGCCGGAAGGCGAGTTCGCGCCGGCGGCCTGAATAGCGCCTCGCCCGTCAGCACGTTCCTTGTAGTGGATCGAGTTGCCGCCATCCCGGCTCTTTTCCGGGAAGAGCTGCGCAAGCGCTGTCGTTTCGCGAAGCAGCGGCATGAGCTTCTGCTTCGACCAACGTGAGGCGTTTTCCTCGGTCGGATGAACATAAAGGAAATCGCACGGGTCCATATCCATGGTCCCGAGCGTGAAGATGTTCGCCAGAACCGTGCCGCCGACCTGTGCGGATTTGGCAATGGTCACGATGCGGCAAGGATCTTCCGGCGATAGTGCCCGCAGGATTTCCGAGAAGAAAGGAAAAAGGGCCTCGTTGTAAGGCCCCGGAAACTGCGTGATGCGGTCAGAAAAGACGATGTTGCCTTTTGCCCATTTCAGATAGTCAACGGGCGGCGGCGGCAACGTCTGTTGCTGTAGAACCTCGAAGGCCAGACGACGCGGATTGGAGAGAATGGTCATTCGTCTTCATCATCCGTGTCATCAATGATGTGCGCGGCCTCATTTTCCGCCGCTTCCTGAAATCCTTGCGCGGCACGAACCCGGACATCCCGGAAAGCTTTCTGCAGGTGATGCAGGATATCGCGTTGCGGTACCTCGAACTGCCCGGCAAGATACGTCGCCATATCTGCAAGACCGCCTTCCATCACGCGGTAGGCCATGGCGACCGCACGAGTGATTTCGGCCTTGGCTTCGTCGGCGCGGATATAACGGCCTTCTGCAAGTGCTTCCTCGCGCTTTGCGCGCGCGGTCTGCATTTTGGCCTGTTCGAGCTTTTCCTTCGCGATCTGGTCCGCGATAGCGTCGCTCTGGGATGGAGGCCGATAATTGGACGCCTCCGGCTCCGGTTGCGCAACTTCGGGAACTGAAACTCGATTGCCAAGACCGTTCAGTCCAACGCGCTGCGCAACGTCCAGACGGCCAGTCAGTTGGCGGCGCGCCTTGTCGACGATGATACGCGCATTGCGCCCTATGCCGTCGAGGGCATCGGGCCCGATCTGGCCGGACGCGATGTACTGAGACACGCGGCCCGGTGTGACGTTGATGAGCCGGGCGAACTCGCCTTTCGTCATGGTCGGCAACGACTGCGTTGCGGTCATCTGTGAACCTCGGGATTGCGCGGCGGTGGCGCATAGTCCGGCGCTCAGGTTTCCAATTTTAGCCAGCGAGTTTAGTTGTTTAGCCTTCTACTTTAGGCTTCGATTTCAGGCTCAGACTGCCGAAGAGTCGCCGTGCGAAATACCCGCAGGCAGACCCGGCGAGGAAGGACCCGAAATGTTTTTCGGGCCTCGCCGTCGCAGACGCGGTTAGCGTTTCATCCGCTTCCCGATCTCTTCCGCCGCAAACTCTCCGAACTTGCGCTCGGCGACCTCCCGCACGATGCGATGGAAGTCGATACGCTTGGCATAAGGCCGCATGCGAACGAACAGGAAGACTGGTTTGATCCCGTTATCTCGGGGGTCGCGCTGCCAGACACCGGGGTGGAGGTGCGAATTGCGTTCGGGCACGAAGAAACGGGCGAACCGATAGTTCCGGTTCCGCTTGGTCGAAGCCTCGGTTCTCTTGCGGTTGTACCCCTCGGTTCGAGGTCCAACCTGCAAGTCGGCAAGGATACGGACGATCAGGGCCACGCGGACGTTGCCGTATTGGTCGAGGGGCGTATCGCGGCCAGGCACAGCGTATTCCCCGGCCTTGAGATAGCCGTAGGATTGCAACTGCCGCTCAAACGATTTCAGATTGCGTTGTCCGCCGAAGAATTGCGGCGTCAGAAAATTGGC